CCGCTAAACGGAACCGTTCCGAAGAGTATGAACGAAGAAAGCAAAAATGCCTTCTATTTAATATTTGCTTCAAATGCTCCAAGCCTAAAGGTAATAATAAATGGAAATGTGATGAATGTTTAGAAATTGATAGGCAAAAAGACCGAGAACGACGAACATTTCGGGCCTCTGTTGGGCTTTGTGATTGTGGTCAGCCCGCATCACCAAATAAAAAACGATGCCAAGCCTGCACCGTCAAATATCGCCTTGCTCAAGCCGATCAACGAACTAAGCATAAGGCCGAAGGTAGTTGTATTACTTGCGGTAGACCACCAATTCCTGGGCTAGCCACATGTGCCGAATGTGCTAAAAGAGCAACAAATGTTACTTTACGTCGTTATGGTTTAAATAAGCAAAATGGTCTTTGCCCATTTTGTGGTGGAGAACTTGGCGACAAATTTCGCTGTGAGGCGTGTCATGAAGACCATTTACGACGTGGTAGGGCTCGTTGGTATCAGCAAAGATTGTTAGTTTTAGAACACTATGGCAACAGATGTGTTTGCTGCGGCGAAACCGCCTACGAGTTTTTAGAAATAGATCATATAAATAATGATGGTGTGCAACATCGAAATCTTGTTGGCAGACATATCATAGAAGACGTGATCAAGCAAAATTTTCCTTCAGATTTCCAGATTTTATGTGCTAATTGCAATCGCGGCAAGGGAAAATTCGGCGTTTGCCCACACAAGCAAGAACCACAACTACCAAAAACAAGAGGTGGTATTAACCAAAGAAAACGTCGCCAGCGCTGCATCGATCACTATGGCGGAAAATGTGCTTCCTGTGGGGAAGATAACTGGGCTTTTTTAGAATTCGATCATATCAATAATGATGGAAAAGAACACCGAAAAGATTTGGGAAAAAAATCAATAGTTTCTTGGCTTATTCAGAATAGCTTCCCTGATTCTATTCAACTTCTTTGCTCGAATTGCAACAAAGCTAAAGGTCTTTACAATGAAGAGAAATAACAAAGGCAAATTGATCAAAACACTTCAACGACTCTCCGAAGCAGCAGACGCATATCGAGCCGATCAGTCATATGCAAATGATCCTCGCTGTGGTTTGGTCCAACCAATTGATGTTAAAGAAGGCAAAGAACTCAATGCGGCATTAGATGAAGCATGGGACTTGCTAGACGACATATAAAAAAAGAGGCCACATTTCTGCAGCCTCTTTAAAGCGTCGTGATGGAATCGAACCATCGCCTTATAGCCGGAGGCTACACGCACTACCACTATGCTAACAACGCGACTAAACTTATTTACTTTGCTAGTTATTTACGCAGCACAAAACATCTCTTCGGCCCACCAAATTTCTTAACATAGCCATATTTCTCAGCAAATTCTGCTTCCTTCATCTTCATTTTTGAAGCACGCCCATAAAGAGTACGCTTGTGCATAACATAACCATCATTGTCAACATACCAATAATCAGGCTGAACCTCATGGTGAAATGTAAAATTAGATGCCTTATATATCGTGCCAAGATGCCCTACAGTAGCATCAGAATAAGCAATAATAGTCGGCACATCCTTAACAAATTTCAAAAACCTAGCCAACAACCAACTAGCAAAATTCTTCTTATGATATGATGGATGGATGCAAAAACGCGACAATTCTCTAAATTCACCATACGAATCCTGATTTTGTCGCAGTGGTGGACTAAACACAACAACAGCGACTAATTCGTCACCATATTTAGCCCCAACCGTAATACCACCACGCCCGCGTCCAATATAATGGTAAGCATCCAAAAAACCACGAACGTCTTTAGCTTCAAGATCATCTATTATCCGCACATCATCAAAAGAAAAATCGGCGGTCTGGATATCAAGACCAAGTTTCAATTTTAAACGATCCAAAACTCGACCATCAGTGTGAAATTCATGCTCCCAAAGATACATTATTTCATATTCTGGGAAGTAACGATCGGCATAAGTAAACTTAGCCCTATCCCTGGTTTGTGTTTTGGCCAACGAATGCCAATAATCACCCTGACACTCTATTAATAACGCTTTATGCATCTCATTTTGTTTAGGAACTAAACAATCAAATGCATAATAACCAACCGCAGTTTCATCACCTTCTTCACAAAATATAACCCCCAAATCCGCCAAATACTTATATAACATATGCTGCAAAGAACTAATCCGAGGTTGATTAGCACGAATTACAGCCATCTTCTCACGATACTCAGGCTCTTCCCACTTTTCTTTGTTTCCGACTATTACAGCATCTCTATATTCTTCATTCTCCCAATTCTTCTTACTAGCCTCTGATAATTTTTGAAGAACATCTGGGCGACTTAATATTTCTGCATTAATACCAGCCATTTTTTGTCGAAACTCATCGTCAAATACCCCACCAAACACTCCATCTGACCACATTTGTGTTGATCTTTCAGAAATGTTATTAATCATATGGGTGCGATAATCATCATCACGCCATTGCCTAACCATCCTCTCACGCAATCTTAATATCAATTTATTACGATATACTGGATCTTTCCATTTTTCTTTAGCAGCAAATGATGAATTTTTTGCTCGCATTGCCTTCATCTCAGGAGAAGTCATAAAAGCTTTAAACTCTGGATCTTCCCAACGTTTTAAAGACTCATCACGTTTCTTCTCACGATACTCATCTGATCTAACAACAGTAAGATTATTTTTACGATATTCCGGATCTTCCCATTTTGTTTTTGCTCTTTTTGAACACTCATCTTTGAATTTGTTAGTTTTAGTCGCACAATCATGGCATAAATACTTACCACCATTTCGTTTCATACCTTGTTTAACACTGCACAAAAGACGCTGAGCTTCTTTTCTACATCCATCACACTCGATGACCACTTTCATCCTAGTGGTTGTATTCGATTCATTTGTTCCAAAAGCTTCAAATGTTTTTAACCAAGAAATGGGCATGTTCTACCTATTTTATCAAAGCACATAATTCATTTCATATATAGCAAAAAAGAGGGGAAAGCAAAACAGATCACTTTCCCCTCTTTAATACATTGTATTATCTTGTCAGCTATGTTGATGTCGCAGCCGAAACAATACCACCAGCAGCAAGCACCTCCTCAGCGGAGAAACTAGCACCAGTACGCAAGACCACCAAGTTCAGCACGACGAATTCGACAGTCTTTGTGGGCTTGAGAAAGACCGAGACCCATAACTCGTTGCGATCTATTCTTTCTGGCGTGTTGTTTGTTTCATCAACGATTACACGAAACGCAGTCAAACCACGACGTGCTTGGATATCAGCCAAAAACGGCTCAATCGTTGCCGCAACTTGTCGCCACAGGATTCGATCATTTGGCTCGAAGATGAAGTTCCGCAGAAGTTGAGTTAAGTTCTTCTTGATGAAGATCATCAACATCCGAACACTTACACGATCCAAAGCAGTATTTGAACGTTGTAAGGTTCGCTGACCCCAAACCGTGATCCCGTCTTGCGGGAACTTCACAATTGGGTTCACAGCGTTGCCGGAACCGTACAACAAGTCTCGTTCACCTTGGCTCGGCGAGTATTCCACATCAAGTGCCGTCAGCAGGCGACCACGACGAAGACCAGCAGGGGCGAACCACTGCTCAGCTTCGCGTGCCGTTCGACTGAAGACTGCCGCAACATGACCACTCGGCGGGATCCAAATCTCATCAACGGAAAATTGGTCAAATATTCGTAACCAACCCCAGTAAAGAGCACCATAGCTGCTATTGACCGCTGCCTTAAGGTCGGAAAGCAGCATTCCATTATGCCAATCAACAACTTGCTGCGGGCGAAGTCCAAACGGCGGATCTACAATGTAGAGGACATCGCCACGGCTCTCGCACATTTGCAAGGCTGTTCCAATAACCGCACCAGTCGAGAAACCCGGAGTTGCCAACAGATTGATGTCGATCGATTCCGGATTTTGGAAAGCATAGATTCCAGTCGCGGTGGCCGGATTTCCGATGATTGCCGCATCCAGTTCGCTGGAGTAAGCCGGATCAGTCGGAATACCATTCGCCGTTCCCGTGAATTCTTTCGTACTAACTGTGGAAGGCTGCCGAACCACAAAAGTGGTCAAATCGTTAATATTATTCTCAAGGAACGACGGTCGATCTTCCCAGTTCACCCAGGCGTTACCATTGGTTCCGCCCAACGAGGTACCAGGATTGAGTAAATTTGCAATGTAGCGGTCTTCTCGCTTGTCGAAGCTAATATCTTTGATAGCGTCAACGGGTTGATTATTACTATCCAAAATCGTCATGGTATAACGACCAGCAGCATCACCGACGCCACTTGTGAATATTTCAAGCGTAACGCTATAATCGTCAAGCCACGTTCCAGCCGAAGGAGCGACAAGCCAACCAACAACGCTGGCGAAATAGGCCGTATCAGCCACACAATCGGAACTGAGCGGATCGGTTTCGCAAGAAAGTGGCACCGAAGCCGTTGTTTCGCCGGAATCCGGAAGAGTCACTCGGTTGTCGCTGAATCCACGATAAGACCGCTTGTATGGGTACGGAATGTTCAATTCTTCCGCAAATCGCAACGTGCGGAGATTCGAATAGCTGGCGAGCATCTGGAGAGTATCCAGTCGACGATCAACCGCTGTCTCGATTACAACGTGAGTCTGTCCACCCGGTACTGTCAAATCGAAAGAATTCCAAAGAACCGCACCAGCCACAATACCGGCTGCGTCGATAACGGCAGCAATCGAATCAGTAGTTTGGCCTAGGCCAACTGGGATGTTGAACTCAACTTCGGTTGTTGCATCTTCGCCAATCATATTCATCTTGACGCGGTTATTTTGCGTCGTGATGTCATAAGGACCAGAATCGAGACCAAGCAGGAAGGATCTTGGGATATCCCAAGCGTATTCTTCAGTTCCACATTCAAGAGCGAAGCCCTGAACTGACACACCGGTGGTACCAGTGAGTTGAATGCGTTCGCCAGCGGTGAGGCTACGAATTTGAGGAATCGTGGTAACGCCATCTTCCATTGTGTATTCAATGAAGAGGAAATCTTCAGCGACCAAAAGGGCATTGGCGGCCACGACGAAATCAGCAACGGTGGTGTAAGTCGCTCCAGGCATTGTGTACGGAAGCGGGAGAGCATTACCATCAACTGAGACAATAAAGTCCAGATTGCTGGGCGCCGCACTCCACGTGAACGTGTCGTTTTCGTCCAGACTACCGCTCGTGACGGTAAGTGTGATCGATAATCCGTCGCCGATGCCGATTGTGTCGGAAGTACCATTACCATCGCTATCGGCAAGAACACCGTCTGCAACAATTGTGCCGTCGCTGTTTCTAACGACTTGGTATTCTGCGCCTTGTAGCGGTGCAGCATCCGAAATATCTGGCGGTGTCGTGATAATCATGACCCACGAGTCATCAACGTAGCCGGTATAGGTACCAGTAATAGTACCAGACGCAGTTGTTGCTCCATCGGTCGTGGAGAGATCAACATCATTGTACACAACGGCGGAGGTTGATGCCGCATGGAAGACAAGCGGTTCAGCGTTATCGCCGACGCCGTCGCCAACTTCTCGAAGGTTGATTCGACCGTAGTCGATTCCGGTAAACAACGGAATTCGACCCCAACCCGATCCACGACCACCAGAGGTATCAATGCAGATATCTGCCAATTCGTCTGGTTGACCATCTTCACATTCAACACCGATTCGCATGATGTAAGCCGCATTGCCTTCTTCGAGATAGGCTAGCACAGCGTACATCAAATAACTTTCGGGGAACGGGTCCCCGAAAGACTCAATTGCTTGAGTCGAGTTGGAAATGAGGGTAGGCTCATTTAGTGGACCTTTTTTAGCCGTCCCAATGAACCCTGGTCGTAATGGACCGATGGCGGTTGGGAGAACGCTAAGATCGATCTCACGGGGGAAAACGCCCGGACTTAGGTATACTGCCATCGTACTATTACTCCATCACCATCAATGTTAGAATTGTCTAAATCTATTTTTGACGGTAGTATTAAGGACTTACTAGTGTTGACTCTCGATCCGCCACTGCTTCGCTATCGTGCAGGATTTTGATAAAGCCCTTTTTCACAAGGTTATCAACTTGATCCTGCCGTAAATGAGATTTAGGAAGAAGAACGTCTCCTCCCGCTGGAATTCGTATCTGCGATTCATTCGTGAAGAAATCACCGCCCGGTGGTCGTACTTGCAATTGGATCAATTGCTTACTGTTATTGTAGATTCTGACCACATGGGATTTCTTGGCTTTGCTCATTAGGATGCTCCGATTGATTGTTCAGCTTCTTCAGGATCAGTAATTGGCTCGTACCAAAGGTTTCCACCCGCAGCCCCTGTTGCTTGCGATTTTGAAGCCACAAGGATTTGACCGAGCTTTTCTTGGAGGTTGACAACTCTACCAAGAACAGTCTTGACGATCTTCTCAGGCAATGGTAGCCATGCCTCTGCCGTAAACGTTATCTCATACCGTACTTTTGCGTGCTGGTCAAATCCTGTTTCCTTATCACTCGCATCGGTTGATCCACCGAGTTTAAGCTGCACATTTCCCTCAATCTTCCCATCAAACATTCGGAACTCAGCCAACGGGTTAAAACGGGTCAACGTCTGGAATAATATATATTCCGCATCACGCTTACGCTCAGCCCAAATAATCAATTTATAATCAACGAGCCAAGGCGTCGGACGAAAAATCTTAGCCGCCTGATCACCACGTCTGGATAAATGTCGAGCCGTCATAGCATGATAAGGAGGACTAAACTTTTCAGGATTAAACGACGCCCCCTCCCGACTAATAGCAGCCAACGGAAGACGAACCCGACCCTCCTTTAACGCATCATTCCAAATCAGCAGACTCTTATCACCACCAGCAATCTTCACCCGCATGAAACGATAAGAATCCTTAGTCGGCACTCGGATGCCAGTCCAGTACTGCTTCATCGCATCGTCTAAAGAGCGAAATCCCGGTTGCAAGAATTCTTCAAGATGGGTCGGATAGGCTAAGAAATCACTACCATCAAAAGGATTGCGTCCTCCTTCAGCATGACTTAATTGCCTAACTGCTGGGGTTTCCCTCAGCCCGTCAGGAATCTGATTCGGAGCCACCCCGAATGCCTGTTGTGGGACAGAATAGTCTGAATTCCAATTATAGTGCGACATTAACCACCTAACAACGATAACAAATTAGCCGGATTTTTAAATGAATCCATCAATTGACGAACCTTGTTCTCAACATCTTCCAATTCAGCCTCGTCTTTCAAGATGACTTGACCCATCAGAGTAAAAGAAATATTATCCTTATTGTCTTGCTTACCCATTGGCCCTATCACCAAATCAGGTACAATTTCCGACACACGTTCCTGCAACCCTTCACTCAGTTGGTTCAAGAATGTATGGTGGGAAATTTCGAACTTATCAGCAAGCGATTTCGTCTGATTAGATACTTTCTCTGTATTGGCCACCGGTTCTTATTGGCTCCTCATTTGGGATATCTTCCTCAGGTCGAACAGTAATATCAGCAGTGAGAGTTTCAAGTTGGCAAGTGAGATACAACCACGTATATCGAAAATTCCCACTAGGCGTAGCATTCAAAACCCGATAATTCTTCGGATTCAAAGCCGTCGTAGCAGCATTATAAGGAAGCCGGATCACATCACCAGGCCGGAGCATCCTCTCCCCCACAAGTCCTTGAACCTGAGCGTGGTCAAAAACTATCTCCGTTTTGTTGATAATTTCCGCTCCCCATTCCTTCAATTCAGCCTCCAAAGGCTGAGGCTTAAAAAAGCCCTTCAGACTAATGGGACTCCAGTACGTCGGATCTGGGTCCTCATCAAACACTGAATCGAAATCGGCATTCTCCGTCCGCAAATAAATAGTAACCTCAGCACCAGAGATATTAATCATTTCACTCGCCTGTGAGCGGGCAAGCTTAATATCTGCCGAATCTGGATCATGCAAAGCAAGGGGAGTATGTCTCTGGTCTATATCCGACCTAAAACTGGTTAAAGCCGCATCGGTCTGGCCAGAATTCACTTGTCCCGTGTCGATAGCAAACCTGTGTATCGTCATAATTTATCTTTGAGTGGTATAAAAACACCAATAGGAAGAGGTTGCCCACAACACTTGTGGGCAACCTCTTCTACATATAACAACGACATCCCGTTCTAGTCTATTTCTAACTCGTGGCACGACCAGCCATTCTGCTGAAGAACCACACGATTCTCAATTGGTTCTGTCTTACTCGGATCTTCATCTTCCCAAGATCCTACCAAATCTGGAATCTGCTCCAAAATCCGACGCTGAAGCTCAGAGCAATGGATAGCAGCAGTGCCAAATATCCAATTCACAATCATTCCATACTGTGTGCCAAGCCAACTTTCCGCCTCATTCCACATAACTTCTGTTGGAATTTCACCAGGAGGAGTATAGACCTCACATGCGAATTTCTTACCTGTTCGCTTCCGCCAACGATGACGTTTGGCTTTCCACTCAATCATTTCTTCGATATACTCTTCGAGTGGTACCTTTCGACATTGTGGTGGATAAGCCTCATATACCATCAATTCGCCGGTTTCATCGTCGCGTAAAACCGTAGCACAATGATCCCAACCATCACTACCAACCCAAGCGAGGATTTTAGTAGCCATCGGATAAGGCATATGCCTAAGTAATAATTGCGAACCACTCACGATTCCTTCTGCGATCTTGCTTACATCATTCATTACGATCTCACTTCTAAAGATTTAAGTCCCTGAGAGACCCCAAGGTGGAACAGGCGGAAGAACACCGCCACCAGCAGGAAACGAACCCTCTTCCTGATAAGGATTTCTCGGAGGAGCCTCGATATTCTCAAAATCAGGAGACGGACAATACCCCATACCGATCGTATCGCAAGCATCATAATCCTCTTCAACCGGCAATTCCTCATTAGCTAATTCGCGTAGAAGAGCATACCAATCAGCATATCCAGCACAAGGACAATCAGTATCAACAGCCGGTAAAACAAACCATTTCTGCCGCATATTCCCACGATTAAAATTACTGCCATACTTAACCCAAGAACCTGGGATAGCTTCAAGGGCATCTTCAAGATCAACAAGAGCATTCCCACACCCAGACTCGGCCAAATGGCTAGATAAAGCCGTGGATGAAAGAGCAGATGTCGGCTCACAACCCGGAACCAAAATCCTATTTTGTGGGATAACCTGAAGCTGCAAGGCAATGGTTATTTCTAAACGAGTGGGGGTTGGAATAGCAATAGGAATAACCTCAAAAGTTGCGGGCAAAATACTCCATGCGGACCTATAGCCAGGGAAATGAGTCATCAATATTCATAACATAAAAATCGAACATTGACCGATTAGCTGCTCTTATCTTTGTTTCTACATATGGCAATAATCCATCTGGTTTTACTTCGATCAAAATTTGTTTATCTTTTAGTATCACCAAAAAATCTGGGATATATTTCCTTTGTTGTTGCTCCTCATCTATGTAAAAAATTGGAAACGGGTTCTTAATAAATTTAACAACTTTATCATCATCATCTAGCCTATTTGAAATAACCCATTCCCAATATGAATCACACCAAAAATCATTACTTTTTTGATTTTTTGACCTAAATCGACCTCTATTTCCAGGACCTTTCCTAACTTCTATCTTGTGGCGTCTTAATGCTGATAACACTGCTTTTTTACCACAATCTAATTCACTAGCGATTATTCTAGATGGTTTCCTGTTTACAACATAAGCGGTAAACAACCACTCGGCGTCAGACAATTTGCTATAGGCTAAAGAACCAATTTGCTCTTCTAAATTCGTAGCCTCTTCAAAGCAGAACCCTGGCGATTTTACACCAACAGCGTAGCACCTACTCCGAACAACATGTATAGAACAATCCAACTGTTCAGATATTTCTTTAAACGTGATGCCACTTTTAACCAAACCAACAACCAGTGAACTATCAATATTAATTTTATTATGCGGAACAAATGAAGATTTAATGCGGCCTTTTATTATCTTTAATCCATTTTTCTTCAAAACAGATCTAATATGATAGTCTCTTGCGCCATGCTCATCGGCTATGTCAGAGACTGCTGCCCCAGATTTATAAGCAGCTATAATAGACGAGTGGTCTAACTGTGATACAACCGGTTCCCAAGTTCCCATTTTTGCATCTCCTTTAACTTAAGTACTCAAGTTATTTTCAATGCAACACAACTAAGTTACCAGTTCCAAACGCCCAT